TCACCAAAAACTACAAATACAGTAGTTCAAAACAATATACCGCCACCGACTGCACGATCAAAAACGGATGCTGGCAAAACATTGATGGGTAGAGTTACATAAAAAAACACCCGCCGAAGCGGGTGTCTGCACTTGCATGGGAATTTAGTTTTGTTCAGCGAGTGATTTGAAGTAATCTAAATCTTCATCGTCTTCTGAGTTACTAAAAGACGGAACATCATCTCCTTCAATCACAGTCGATTCAGCCTTGGTCTTAGGTACAGGTGTGCCTTCAAAACCAAGTACTTTATCAAGGCGGGTCTTCAACTGTTCAAACGACTTGAAGTTTCTTTTCTCAGTAAACTCTTTGAGAGAGAATTCTGATTTCCAGAGTTCTTCAAGTTTGTCATCATCACCATCAAAGAGAGCCGACTTATCAGCAAACTCTGATTTATCATAATTACGATAACCTTCAACATTACGAATCTTCAACTTGAAGTTTGCACCTTCCCACAAGTCAAAAGGATTGACAGGTGTTTCATCTGCGAATTCAGGATTCATTGCTTCAGTAATCTTATCAAAGATTTTCTTACCAAACTTGAACAATTTGACTTGACCTTCATTTTCAGGATTTGAAGGATCAGAAACGACAAGAATGTTTGCAACATAAGACAGTTTGCGTTTTTGTTTTCTTGCAATGTCTTTGTTTGCTTCAATACCAGAATTCCATAATGTATTGTTGTGTTCACAAACAGGACACTTTTCATTGAGTGTCGTCAAGCAGTTATCAATGAACCAACCACCAGGACCTTGAAAACCGTGGGAGAATACACGAACCCATGGCAATGCCTCATCACCATCAACAGAAGGTGCTGGCAGAAAACGAACAATCGCCATGCCATTACCAGCCTTATCGACTTGCGGTTGCCAGAATCGGGTATCGTCTTTAGAACCAGCCTCAGAATTGGACTGGGTAGAAGCTTCAATCGCCTTGGTGAGTTTATCTAATGAACTGCGATTGCGCTTCAAATTTGCAAAACTACTCATAGTATTTCCTTTCGTATAACGGAGTATGAACGATGTATAAACGACTTATCCACAAAAACATAATATCATGTATTTAGTAGAGATTCAAGTGTTTCTATGGTAATATTCACATCTCTGTGAAGTATGCCGATACCACCTGCTTTGTTGAACGAATCAATAATTTCTTTCGTATCATCAATCAATACAACATTTGGTTTGGCGTATTCAGCTTTGAATTTACGACCTGGCACGATGTTTATTTTATAAAAAATGCCGTGTGTTCTCAACCAAAAATCTTTCTGTTCAACAACTTCAAAATGAAATTGAGCACCACCAGAAGACGATAGAATCTCTACGGTTACATTCTTTGATTGAATGTATTTGAGAAGTTCTTGACCACCAGGAAACCAATCCAATGTCTCAAAGGCTCGCCTTTCGACAAACTGTGGCCACTCATCACTAAAGTTTTTGCGATCACGAACTACTCCTGATGGACCACCAAAGAGTTCTGCCCATCTTGATTCAAAGTTGGTTAGCACACCATCCATGTCTAAGTAAATTTTTTCAATCACGATATTACCTTTTTCAAAATCAATTTATATTTTACTACATCAGCAGGAAGAAATGCGGTAAACTTCAATGCCTTTCTTCGGTAATCTGGCCAGACAATCGTATCGGTAATCTTGTTTGACCAAGTTGGTATAAAGTTGAGTATCTTATTCAGTAAACAGAAGGTTTCAAAATGTGTAACTTTCTGTCTAGTCTTTTCAAGAAGTATAGGATGTTCACCATTGATTACTTGTAAAACATCATTTGGATTCTGACCATCAAAAAGTTTTCGACAATCGTTTTCAAAAATATACGATAATGACTGCATAACCTTCTGATGTTTCAAATGAATTGTCTCAGATTCAGGCTCTAATAACTTACCAATCCACGAACTATCATCTTCTAAAAAATTTGCAACAACAAACAAAATCAAATCATCTTTCTGTGCAAATCTACGAGAGAGTTTGTAGAAGTGATATTTGTCTTTGCGATTCTCAAACGAGGTCACAGAGACATTTGATTTACCATTGTACTTGAAGTAATCAAATGAATCTTGTGTGAAATGTAGTTTGAGTGCCTGATATGTTGTGAATGTTTCATAACCAGTCATATAGGTAAACGAGAACCTTTTATTTTCAACAAATTCAAATTCATGGCATCTTCTTCAATCTTACCTTTGAGATTAGAGGTGATCAAAGTAGCCGCCACCTCTATCTCTAAACCAGTGTCTTTACAATATTCAACAATGGCTTCGATATAATTGAAGTCTGTATTTGAAACCATTCCCTCTATCGCAAGAGAGAATTTTCGCATTTCTTCTTTAGTTGGCATGTTGATTACGATACGCACCACTTGGGCATGAAGGGTCAAAACATTGGTGTCGTTTCATTACCGAAACTGGTAGTTTGCAAAGAGAACAAGTTTCATTCTCTAAATTCAATTGAACTGGTGAAGGATCATATTCATCTGATGTGATCGTCAATGTTGATTGTGCCGCTGCAAAAGGAAAACCCATTGAATCATCAGAAACAAAAACATCACCAAATTGATCTTGAAGTTTTACCGATTCTTTTTGATCATTTTGTTGCATCAAATCTTTTACGATATGATCCATAACTCTTTCACTTTGATAACCTGTAACAAAGTCATCAATTGCACGGAGGTCTTCTTTAGAATCACTATCATCAACAGAAACAACATCAATCACGCCATCGAACTGAAATCCTGCACCACGCAGAAACATCTCAAAGTTTTCGAGCATTGTTTCTAATGTGTCTGCACGAAACTCTGTAGTATGCTTTGATGCAACATTTTGTTCATCACCAGTGAAATCATTGTAATCAAAATGTTCACATGTAAAAGTATAACGAGCCATAATCAAAACCTTTCAATTATTTTTTAGGAGTAACAGATTGTAACACAGATTCATTCTTTCGTGCGGCAAATGCAATACAAACAGGATCATCACCTCTTGCATATGAACAACGAACGGAAAGTGGATCAATTTCTTTTGCAATGGCATCTTGAATATTCTTTGCCATCAAAACTCTATCGTTTACATGGTAAATAGAAGTGCCTAAAACACTTGCTGCGATAACAATCGTCAAACAAATAATTGCTAACTTATCAATGTCAATCATGATTCTCTCAATCTATAAAAAATGTGCGTACCAATAACTGCAACTTTGTCCATTCTTTTTCCCCAGCCAGGTGAAACATAATCGGCGTGATAGAAAAGTGAACCGTGAGTAGGATCAGTTAGTTTCTCATGATTCGCATAAACAAATGTTGCAATGTCTACAATTTCATTATACTGCAAACTACCTTCGCCTGTCAAGAGATGTTTTGTATATTGCCTCTTTGGTTTTGCCTCACAGTACCAAGAAAATTGGCAAACAGTTTTTGTCTTCTGTTTGACTACATCACAAATGTTGTTCGGAAATAAATCAGAATGAACACGATTCAATGTAACAAAGGCAACTGCGATTTGACCTTTGATTGATTCACTACGAGCCTCAAAGTAAATATTGTTTGCAAGACACAATACTTGCCGTTGAATCTTCGGTGTTAGATGTTCAAAATTTGCATTGATAAAAACAGTCTCAGGTTTAGATTGTTCATTTGTTATGATATTATTATTGTTATCAGCCAAACCCAATGTCGAGAATACTATCAATACCGCCAACATCGCAGCCATTGAAAAATACTTCAGCATGGTTACTCCTAGTTATGCGGGAGGCCGAAGCCTCCCTACCATCAAATCTTCTTGGTTTTAGCCTCTGAAGAAATGCTAGACACAAAAGCGTTCAATGATGTTGCTTTTGCGATAACATCTTGCTCTGATGGATATGGGGGAAGTTCTGGTTGATCTGGTATGGATGTTCCAGATAACCTGGCGTTCTCGGATGATACTTGCCAATTGTTGTGTGATACTTCTCTCTTTGCAAAATAATCCTGTTCAAGCATATCTTTTGCAAGCTTCAAG